TTGATGTACTTGGCGGGCGGTGCACTGGGCATGCGCAGCAGGTCGGGGATAAAGTCATTGACCAGGGCGATTACCTTGGTCTGGTTCATGGGAGATGGCTCCATGCCCAGCACCTCGCAGGCCTTCATTGATTTTTTGGCGGCATTCTGGATGTTGGCGGGCTCGTCATCACGCCAGAAATGGGCGGCAGGCTCTTCGATCACGTACCAGGGTGCGCCCTTGCGATGGCGCGGGATGATGAACATGGCACGCAGGTCGTTGATCCACGACAGAACCACGACCAGATCACCACGGTAATGAAACGAATGCGCCTTGCGCAAGTCCAAAGAAACACCCATTGCCCGCTCCAAAAGTTCGGGGGACTTTCGCATGCTAGGTGCGTGATTCTTACGTTGCGCAGGTTATCGTCTAAACACCCATGGGCGATCCACGCCGACGAAACGCCACCTTTCCGGAGGCCGCAGCCATGCCGCGCGGGTTGAAGGCTTCACCGGCATCGGCAAGCTGGCCGAACTGGCGGAAGGCGTCCGAGCCGTGGCTGTGGATGTCGTGCAGCGGCTCGTCGGTCCACGTGCCGGTGGTCTTGTTCCACCGCTTTTTGTAGTTGGCCAGGTGCACCAGGCCGTCAGCGCAGCCTTCCTCAGAAAAGTGGCAGGTCGAGAACACATTGCGGGTCGACTGGATGCCGCTGGTGACGGATGTCACGCGGGACACAACCTCGAAGCGTTGGCCAGGCATCTGGCGCTCAAACATTTCTTTCATGGTCAGGTTCAAGTCTGGCGTCTCGCCCAGGCGCTTGAAGTTGGCATCGTGCGGCAGGTAGTGCGTGCCGAACACATAGCCCAAGCCTTGCAGGTAGCGCACGAAGTGGTCGATGTCCTCGCCGCTGGCCTCGTAGTACCGGATGAACCGGTTTTCGTGAAAGATGCGCTGGTGAAACCACACTGTGGTCATATCGCCCTTGCCCAAGTCCCAGAAGGTATTGACTGGTGTGGACTCTATGGGGAGGGTCTTGTGCACCCTGCCCTGCTTGCGCGCCAGGGCCAGTTGCTGGGAGTAGTAGCAGCCCTCGGTGGAAACCTGAAACGCCTCCTTAGGCGTGCTGGGGTATTCCTGCCACATGGCGGTCTGGTCACCGGAGAAGTCCGATTCGCACGTGGAGACGTACCAGGCGCGCTTTTCCATACTGATAGCGCGGCCTATCTTGCTCTCAAGGTCAGCAAAGTAAACGGCATGCGCCTCGGTGAACACCACGCTATCGGGGTCCATTTCGTACTCAGGCGCCTCCCACCAGGCGAAAAAGTGAAACCGGTAGTCCTTCTCGTTGAGCACGGCGTTCTTTTCAAACAAGGCCTGCGCGCGCTGGCTGATTTTGTAGAACTCGCCCTCCTGGCCCTCGGCGGTGGACTCGATGATGAGCATGCCGGACTTGGGCACGGCAGGGATGGAGCCGGTAACCACCTCCTTGGCCTTGTCGGGGAACTTGGCGCAGATCTTGCCGAACTCGGAAATGTGCAGACGGTGGATGGTGCCGCCGCGCACGCTGGTTGCCACGCGGATGCTGCTGTGGTTATGGCCGAATACGATTTCCTTGGTGTTGGAGGTTTCCACCGGGAACATTTCATGCATGAACTCGGGCAGCTTGTCATAGGCAAACTTCACCTTGTCCCGAAAGATCGACTCGGCTGTCTCCTTGTCCTGCGCGATGATGCCGCAGCGGATGGGGTCCTTGGAGAACAACGCCGTGTCCAGCCACAGAATCGCGGCCAGGGTGGTGAACCCCAATTGCCGGGCCTTGAGGATCACATTGCGGTTATGCAGGCGCGCCAAAAACCGGCGCTGGGCGCGATTCGGGACAAAGGGCAGCACCAGGCCGTCCTCGTCATCATCATCGCCCTTGACGATGATTTGGTACAGCTTGCCGGACGTGAGCCGCCACACCCGATCATTCAGGTGTTCGCGCACCTCGGCATACCAGGCTGGTTCAATCGTCATCTTCGGGAATCTGCAATGTGCCAGGTCCGGCGATGTCACCGCGCAGGGTCTTGGCAAAGTCAATGAGCGGGTCGGTCTTTTGCTTGTTGTCCACCTCGAACAGGCCCAGATGCTTCATGGCCTTATCGATGGAAGCGTTCTTGTCCCAGAACTTGTATTCGATGCGGCCGTACTCATCGATCTTGAATGACGACACAGCGGCGCGCGTCACCTTGTCCAGTTCGTGGGGCATCTTCACGCGGCCATCGGCATGCATGATTCCACCGATGTCGGAGAGCGCCAAACGCCTGACCTCTTCAAGGATTTCAGCGGATTTTAGGCCTGCTTTCTCGGCTCCAATGGCCTGAAACTCTGAAACCCTTAGGGTAACCATAGGGTTTGCGGCCAGTTTTGACGCCTCAACCCATATTGCCTCAGGCTTCATCTTCCCGGTTTTGTAAGCTGCACGATAGGCATCAGACAAGCTCATTCCAGATGCAACAGACTGAGCAAACTTCTCCTGTTGCGGCGATTTGAGCGGGTCGCTCATAAAGTTTCAGGCTCCAGTGCACGCGCAAGCTCAACCACCTCGGCAGGTATCTGCTTGCGAAAGCGAATGACGGCGGTGCGCAGGTGCTCGGCCTGGCGTCCGGTTAGTGGCTTGGGATCAGGCCGTGAAGCCCGGTATGCCATTTCCTGTGCGAACCGCTTGGTACCGGTGCCGGGAACGAAGGTGCAGCGGGCCAGGTGCGCGGCCATGGTCATTTGGTCGGCGGTCATTCGTTGCCGCCTTCTTGCGCCCAGCGTGCGGCCTTGCTTGCCAGAAAGAATGCCTCGGAGCAAGTCAATCGACTGGAGCGGATGTAAAGCGTTCCGGTATCTGTGTACCCGACGATCAGAACGTCTTTTAGGTGGTCGGACTCGGTATCAACCAGAGCGGTATCCAAGGCCTGTTGTGCGGTCATGCTGGTACTTGGTGGGAGTCGCAATAGGTTGCTCATGCTCGTATCTCCTGAATTTCAATGCCGTGCACCGACATCATCAGGTGCCGCTTGATGCGGTATTCCGGTGTAACTGCGCCCTTCACATCGGCCACCACAACCTTGCCGGTAGGAATGCCCTCGTTCCAGCGCATATCCGCGATGTACCGCAGTGCCGGGCGCTTGCGGCCTTGCACGATCACGGCAGGTGCTAGCTCGTACACCACCTGGCGCTCCAGGTTGAAAATCTCTTTGGCCTTCACGCGAATCAGGCAGTAGCACCAGAACTTGTACTCGGCCTTGGAGTCGAACACATTGCCTTGCGGGTCTGTGACGTGCTTGTTACTGTACTTTTGCGCATTGCGGGCCTTGGGGCTGTCCCGGTACTCGGTAAGCGATGGGGATAGGCGAACTGGGATCACAGGATTCCCTTCTGCATGCCGATGTGCACTTCACCCCAACTCAGCGGCGTTTCTTCGGGGTCTGGGGATCTGACGCCGTAGATGGCACCGGGCCAAGGGCCATTGAGCCTTTGGCGAGTCGGCGTATTTCCTGCTCGTCGTGGCCCCATGCCATCCAGTCCCTCAACACCACTCGGCGCCTGGCTGCAATCTCCGATGGGGGAATTGAGAGCTGGCCGATACGCTGGATGAGGCGTGCCCCGCAAAAAATGCATGCCGGGGTGAACATGCGGTATCCCGAAAACTCCCTGGCTATTGCGCAGCATGAGCAATCCCTTTCGATGCGAGTGTTTGATTCCATGATTGACGGTTTGCTGGTGCAGGCGATACGCCAAGCACGCGGGCCTTGTAAACGCTCCACTGCTCCCCGGATTCGTTCCACTTGCTCATGCCTTGGGCAACGGCTCTGGCTTCGATGCTGGCCCGGCTGTCGGGGTCTGAAACGGATGCTGGCACTTTGGTGACGCTGGTCTTTGCCGGTGGATGCTCGGAGACAACCCACTTGGTCCAGCGTGCGAAAGTTCGCTTGTCGGGCGTGTAGTGGGCATTGAAGTTGGCCCAAACGGTGTTGGGGTCCAAATCCGCGCGGGACTTCATGACTTCCATGAATTCCAAAGGAATGGGGGGGGGCTGTGAGTTATCCACAGGTGCAGCCGGTGTGACGCGCTCTCCCTCCCCTTCTTCTCTAATCTCCTCTAATCTAATCTCCTCTGTCGTGACATTGCGTGACGCAGCGTGACTATGCGTGACTGCTGATGGAGTTTCAGCGGACAAACGTGCGAGTCTTTTGCGCTCTCTTGTCTCTGCTTGCCTCTGAGCGGCGGACTTTGCGCCGGTTTCTGGGTTGCCAGAATCCTCGCGTTTTGGTTGCCTTTTTTCCCATCCTAAAAGTTGACCGGAATCAATTACACGGCCTTCCATGGCGGAAAAAATGGCGGAAATTTGAGTTTCTGTCACATCCAAAGCAGACGCTAAATCTTCTTTCGTGACTGTCACGTGACCACGCGTGACATTTCGTGACGCATCAACCAGCATATGCAGGTATGTCGCGATCACCAGGGAAACGGGTTCACCGCAGTTCCTGGCAATGGTTCGCCACTTTGGGTCATTTGGCATGTCGTGCCAAAGT